GATCATTCACATTGAGAATGAACTTGGTCCAATGTTGGATGCCTTTACCTTCATTAAAAAGTTGGTACATCATGCAGTTAACAATACTCTTCTAAGCAAGGGTACGACTGCTGCTGAGTTCAGTGTTGATTTTGAATATCAAGATGATTACTATATTGCACAATGGACTGATCTTGAAGCATACAAAGATAACACTCTGACCATCGATAGCAAGGGTTATGAAGGTGGCAACGGTGTTGATACCAACAAAAATCTTGATGTTGCTGATCTAATTGAAGCAAACAAGCATGTAATCGCAAGAGAAGCGGTTTACACGATGAACGATATGTCCAAGTATTTGGATCTTGCCGTTCCTGGTGGTGCTCAAAATTGTATTGATGACGTGATTGATGTTCTTGATGCTGTGATCCATGACATGAGATTCGGTGGCAACTCCAAGACCTGGGACGCTGCTGCACTCTACCTGAATGAAGAAGATGACAGTTTGAAGCACATCGAAGGTGAAGTTGACGCTTCGATCGATGTATATAAGATTGCTGCTGAGATCTGCATCCTAACGATGCGTAATGGTTTCGGGCGCGACAACCTGTACATCTACCAAGAAGATGGTGGTGTGGATCCTGTAACTGGTCAACCAATCAGTGGTGGATCTTCTCTCGATTCTGTTGATGTCAGCACTTATGAAAGAAATGGTGCTGATGACCGTTTCGTTGATGCTGGAAATGTCATTGATAGAAACATCCGCTTGATTGCTGAGGAAGCAGTTGCACAGGGTCTTGCCCAATATCCTTCACTAAGTATCAACGGCGTTGGTAGTGGTGGTGTCAAGAAAACTCCTACTTCTGCAACATATAACCAGGCAAATGGGGACATGACACTGACAGTTGTTGGTCATGGACTTACTACTGCTAATAGAGTCTCAATCAAACCTGGTAGCATCGTCTTCACATGCACCAGTAATGCTAACGCTACTGAACATGCATACCCAAGACAAAGCGACCCCGCGTACAACACATCATTAGCCATTAGTGCTTACACAACTGACACCTTCACCGTGAACGTTGGCGCTGCTGCTGCTGAGTACCAATATGTACACACATTCGTCTCTGCTCAGCAAGACGCTGTGGTGACTAACGGTTACCTTGACTGTGTTCATGACGTGACTGACGTTCTGTCTGCCCTGGTATGGAACTTGAAGTATGGTGGTAACAATAAGGTCTTCAAGTCTGCTGAACTGTATGTCTCTGGTAGTAACCTACAACATATCGTAGGTGTTTCTACTGAGTCTATCTGGATTCTGAACAAAGCAAGAGATCTTGCAATTCAGTCAATGAGAGATGAGACAATCACGATCACTGCTGCTCATGGATTCACTCAGAAGACATATACAGATCTAGATTACTTCCCTTATAGCGAGGGTGGTTATGCGATCTCAGTCGATACTGATTCACCTAAGTGTGCTGACGTTGCTTCGGCAATCAACACTATGATGTCGATTGTTACTGACACAATCACTACGCCTGCAAGTATCGGAGACGGTACAATCACTAAGACTCTGCCATTCATCTGGCCTGTCAAGTATTCACCCGAATATGTCCAACGTGACGTGTCGGTTACGTATGAAGATGGTTCAGATTGGAATCAAGTTTGTGCTACTCAGGCAACAAATATTGAGACTTTGTTCGACATTGTTATCGATACAATCAGCACAGCAAATGCTGGTAATGCAAGTCACCTCAATGGTGTTACTCGTGATACAGGATACAATGCCAACACAGATTATCAGTATTACACATGCTACGACGCCACCTCAGCATCTGACACTCTCTTTGAGTTGATGGAAGAGACACTTGGTGGTGGTAGTAAGTCTGATAAGGCAGTTGCACGTCGCATCTTGTGGAACAAGCACGCGGTTTCCCTGAAAGCATTCTCCGAAGTTCAAACAGCATATCCAGCAACTGTTGCCGAACAGTCGTTTGGTGATGCATTGATTGACGGTCTGTTGTATGACTTGAACACTGGTGGTAACATCGGTATCCTGAGAATCGTGAATACTTGGTTTGATGGTGAGGGCAACTTCATCGCATTCCCTGATGTCACCAAGCAGCATCTTCTCTGGTATGTAACTCGCATCAGTGAGTATGCCAAGCGTATTTTGGATGACTACAATGACATCTTGGTTGGTGGTGAGTGGTATGGATATGACATCTACTTAGATGAGACTCATATCAACACTGGCGCTATCGATCATAGATTTGAATATGAGCAAGAATCTACTCAGTTTAAGATTGATAGTTCTCTCAATGCTGCATACTTTGCTATCAGCAGAGGTACACCTCCTGCACAGAACAGTGTTCAGTGGACCAACAATATTCATGCTACTAATGCACAGAATCTATATGACGAAGGTAATGATTGGAACACTGATCCTGATCTGATCATCAACACACCTACTGTTGAAGTTGGTTATGAAAGAAGAGAGAACAGAATTATTATTCAACGTCCTAACTTCTATTCACGCGGTGATATTCTGCAATATGCAATTGCATCTGCTGATGTTGAATCTGCTTTCGCTAATCAAGATTACTTCTATGTTCTCAATGCAACACCAACGCAATTTGAGATCACGAGGGAAATTAGACATGATGCAAGATTCTCTCGCTTCTCAGTTGACACAAGAACTTCTGGACAGCAGCAACTGCAAAGTCCTGTAAGATCTGGTCTTGTACGTCAATCAACTACATACGGCACAAGAGATATTGACAACCCTGTCAGTGGTGGTTTTAACCTCGCAGACGTGGTTGTGGGCACTACATCTACTGCAAGTTCTGAGATTGTTCGGAACAAGAATAACTCTGCTGACATCATCAAACTGTATTACAGATACACCATCAGACTTGCCACTGGCAGGTTCACAGTTGGTGAGGAAGTACAAGTTCAAGGTGCTGGTGCTAACAAAGGTATCGTCATGCAGACCTCAGTCCTCACGGGCGATAATGAGGATGAAGGTTGGGTGTACATCGAAAATATCACGGGTACGCTTAGCAGCACTCAGGTGCTCGAAGGTGTGGACAGTGGAATCACAGCAGAACTCAGCAGTGACGGCACAACTCGCATGTTGATCAATACTGATCGTGGTGGGTTTGCTAACGGTGAGATTATCTTTAACAAGGATAACGGCGCTGAGGCAACCATTGTTTCCTTCGAGAACTCTGCTGGTATCTTGACTGGTAACAGCGGTGGTCGTATCACGATTGACATCGAAACTCTGCAAGATGACTTCACTGACGGAGACATCATTTACGGTTCTATCACTGACAAGATCCTTGACATTGGTAAGATCAGCAAAGAAGGATTCAGAGACATTGAACTTAATCAGTTCGTACACGCGGTTAAGACGATCGAGTGTGATGTCAACAGCGTCCTGAGAGATCAAGGTTTCGAGGGCGACTTCAAGAGAGGTGATATTGTTTATCTCCTTTCAGGTGGTGTACCTAAGATTCCTGGTTGGACTGCTCTCGTTACAGATTATGTGTATGAGGAAGGCGTTCAGCATAAGATCTGGATCGCAAACTTGACACCATATGGCGCTGCTGCTGATGGCACTACAACCACAGATCCTCAGGAACTAATAGGCGGTGGATTAGGTAGATTTGAAAACCTCAATAACTTCCCAATCATCTCCTGTGATATTACTACGGTTACTGAGACAAACTACACGTCCTACGGTAAGGTTTCTGGCAAGTCAATTAGTGGCGATACAGGTCGCCTATGGTTGGAGGATGTCAATGGCGATTTCCCATCAAACTTGTCAATCAGATCTGACTATGGATGGGCTGCTGGTGTTACCCAAGCGAAGAATCTCTTGGGTCGCTGCGATAGGTTCTTCCGTGGATTCGATGGCACTGCTGATACCTTCAAACTGACGGTTAGCAATGGTGAAGCATACTTCCCAGATCCCGCTGGTCACCTACTCGTCTTTGTTAATGGTGTTATGCAACCTCCTGGTGCTAACTTCGCATACACTGCATTCTCTGACCAGATCACGTTCACTGAACCACCTACCATTGGATCTGAATTCATTGGTTACTACGTGGGTAAACTGAGACAACTGGATGATATCTCGTTTGAGTTTGACTCCTTGCGCTCGTCCTTCAACCTGAAATATCAGGGTGGTTTCTACTCACTGACGCTGACTGAGGGCGTTTCGTCTAACACGATTCTTCCAGAAAACAACATCATCGTCTCGCTCAATGGTGTTATTCAGGAAGCAGGTATTGGTTATGAACTGGTTGGTTCTAGAATCATCTTCGCTGAGATTCCTCGTGCAGGATCAACATTCGTTGCCTTCTCTTACATTGGTTCCGACGCTGACGTTATCGCAGCAACTGTCGTGCCACCGATCGAAGCAGGCGATGTTCTACAAATTGAAGGTGAAGCAGACGAACGTGAAGTTGCTCTGATTGAGTCTTCCAACTCACTGATCACCTTCGAGTACACAGGCACAGTTAAGGGTCGTGGTGCTACCGCTCTTGCATCAATCAAGTCTGGTGAAATCACTAAGGCAATTATCACCTCACCTGGTGATGGTTACTCCTCGCGCCCGAACGTGGATGTGGTTTCCTCCACTGGTTTTGACGGTCGTGTTCGTGCCCTAATGGGTCTATTGAGAATCGATGTCAAGACTGCTGGTATTGGTTATCAACAACCAATTGTTGATGTTCAGACTACCGTCGATGATGATTTTGTTGTTCCTAGTGGACCTGCTGTTAACCAAGGTTTTGACACCTACGCTGGTGAGGGCACTGACGCTCAGGGCAACCCAATCGTTATCACCCCTGGTTATATCAACGTCGCATCGCAACCTGTGAACGTGACGGTGAACCAAGGTCAGACTGCATCCTTCACGATTGTCGCTCAGTTCATCAACAGTTCTGATAATCAGATTGGATCTACTGCTCTGAACTATCAGTGGCAGCGTAAGCAGTATGGCGAAACTAACTGGGCGAACATCACTGGTTCTACCAGTGCCACATACACATCATTGACTGCCGAACAAGCAGATGATGGTGATGAGTTCCGTGTTGCAGTTACTGCTGCTGGTGCTACACCAATCTACTCCAACTCTGTGATCCTCACAGTACAGACTGGTGCCACTGTTATTAACAACTTCAACCCGACTCAGATTTTTCAATAAATAGATAAAAAGCACAATGACGGCAACCGCTGAATTTAACGCTGGCACTAGGACACTTACCGTAGATGCGGATGGACTACCATCTCCCGTAGCATACGGTACGTTTCCTAATGTAAACAATCCGAATAGCGTCACTGAGCAAGCATTTGATCATGACTTCTATTATAGAGGTGGTACCTTTGGTGTAACTAGGCAATTGGATTCCAATGTCTATGTACATGAAGGGTTTTTTATTAGTGTTGCATTGTCAGTTGCTGATAACTCTTTATTGGGTAATCAGATTCAAGTTGGTGACAGAGTTCTTTTTCTGTTTGATGAAGGCACAGCAGAGGAAGAGAAGTTAGTATTTACATATAGAGGGACAGAACAAACTGCAATCCCTGGTGAATTTTGGAGAGAGACTGATCAGAATTTACAACTGGTCATGGAGTATACAGCGACTGGTCGTACAGGTACATATAGTTATTATGATCAAAGAAATGGCAGAGTGAATACACCCTTAGGTGCTATTGGTATTGCTGCTAATGGAGTAGTTTTCTTCAATCCTTCTGCTGGTGCTAGTGGAAACCCACCAGTTAATTTCAGTTGGAATGCACACTTCCCCAGTTCACCAGTAACATTTGGTGAGGATGAGTGTGGTGGACATCCCGAAGTCACAGGACAGTATCACTATCATGATACTGAGTTTTTGGAGTGTTGGAAGAATGGTGCTTCTATGGCATCTTACAATGATTACTATGGTTCTTCTCAGTATAATGGTGACAATCTAAGACATCCAGATGGGCATTCTAAAATCTTAGGATATGCATTTGATGGATTTCCTATCTACGGTCCATACCTTTATAGTAATAGATGGAATGTTAATTCTAACATCACAACTGCTACTAGTTCGTATCGTGTCAGATCCGAAGAGGTAGAAAACAGACCAATATATGGAGACTCACAGCAGAACCCCCCTGCTGGATCCTTGATGGAAGATTGGGAATATGCAGAAGGTCTGGGTAATTTAGATAGACATAATGGTAGATTTTGTATCACTCCTGAATTCCAGAGTGGCACATATGCATATTTCTTATCTACTGAGATAGATAGTGAGAATAATCTACAACCAGTATTCCCATATATTATGGGTCTAACTTCTCGTGAACTTCTAGATCAACCACCAAACAATGGCGCTGCAACACCCCCTGCACCTCCTTCTGGTGGTGATACTGAGGCACCTCCTTCTGTCATTCAAATTGCTTTGCAACCTGCAAATGCAACTTATAATGTCAATCAGACTGTCACATTCTCGATCACTGCTGCCATCAGTCCAGAAGATGGACCTAAGGCATATCAGTGGTTTAGATCTACTGATGGTGGATTCTCGTTTGCTGTGTTGACTGGTGCAACTGATGCAGCATATACATTTACAGCATTGAACTACATGTCTGGATATAAATTCAGATGTGAAGTACGTGGTCCTTTGGGTCTAGGTGTGACCCCTGCACAAAACTCACCTCTAACGTCAGACGTTGCAACTCTGACTGTGACTGGTTTCGGTGATGGTCAAGGTGATTCAGACTTCTCTTCTACGGATACTAAGTTTGACACTACAAGCATCTCCTTCGACGCAACATAAATAGAATTGTAAAAAAAGAACGATCATGGCAAAACAGTTAGTCGGTATTGGATCTTCGGCAAATGATGGTACAGGTGATACCCTAAGAGATGGTGCCATTAAATATAATGCCAACTTTGAAGAACTTTATGACAAACTTGGTAACACTACGGATATCCAACTAGATATCGCTACTGCTACTGATGGCCAAGTGCTTAAATGGAGTTCAACACCGAGTGGTGCATTCCGTGCTGGCAACTTTGACACGTTAACTGGTAATCTAGATACCAACGGTTTCGATATTGTAACCGATGGTACTGATAATATTATTCTAAAACACACTGGAACAGGCGACATCCAGTTCTGGGGTGGCGGATCGGGATCCGCTTATACTTATATCGACGGTGATGATGGATACCTCAAATGGTACGCTCCTTACGCTACTCTGGGCGACCTTCCTGATGCGACTAACCATCACGGTATGCTTGCTCACGTTCATGGTACTGGCAAGGCATACTTTGCTCACTCTGCTG